ATTCTGGCAGACATTAAAAAAGTATATGACACTAAAACGACGGATAAGGCTCGGGCGATATTTATCCAGAATGCCTTTGGTGCCGCTGATCTGGACACAATAAAAGGCCTTCGGACTCTATTTTCTGGTGACGCGATGTATCAGATGGAAGGTATTTTTAAAGCCATTGATGAAGCTGGCGGGACGCTTAAAGACAATTTTGATGAAGCCACATCAAACCTGCCGGATCAAATAAATATGCTCAAAAACGATCTCAGGTCCGCTGCGGACAGCTTTGTGCAGCCGCTGGATCGCGGCCTTACCAATGCGATTAAAAAACTGCGGGCCAGTAAGGCAGACGGCGGATTCGGCATGGATGGAAAAGATATGATGCTGTGGGGAACTGCCCTGCTTGGCGGTGGTGTGGTTGCCGGGCGTTTGCTTCCCAAAGCTATGCGTGGGATTGCCGGGAAATTTTTTAAGAGCGGCGGTTCGACAGCTGCCGGCATTGCTGCCGGGAAAGCCGTGGAAAAGATGACCGGTGTAGCACCGGTGTTTGTTACCAACTGGCCGGCGGGCGGTCTTGGTGGTGGAATTCCTGGCGGCGGGCTGATGGATGATGTTGCAGGGGGTATGGCAGGAGGAGCAGCTGGTAAGGGTTGGCTAAAAAGCATTTTAGGTAAAGGCAAAGCATTGCTGGGTGGAAGTGTAAGGTCCGCCCCTGTTGCGGCCACTGCGGCGGGCGTAATCGGGTCCGGATTGGCAGGGTGGTGGATCGGAGATAAGATCAACTGGCTGATCAACAAACAGGTTGAGAAAGCGTCAAGCGGTAGATGGTCAGGGCCTGGGGCGCTGGGTGAAAAGATCTATGATCTGAGCCGGGAGCTGCCAGGGGAAATAAAAAATGCCATCAACCTGGCGATTAATTTCGACTGGTCCGGCCGGATGATGACTGTCAGCGATGACCCCAACACCACGGTGACCAGCGATACCAACCGCAGAGGAAAGTTTGGCGCTGGTGCGGTTCAGGACGTTGATTAATTTAATGAGGAATAAAGTTTAATGACTGACTTAATGGCCGGTTATGATTTTACGACGTGGACGGCTGGGCTAGGGGCCGTAAATGTTACAGCAAATTCTTTTGAGACGGGGGTTGATGGAAACGGCTATATGTACGGTGAGCCACCGACTCCGCTAACAGTTAGTGAAAAATATCGGCTTTATACAGATGGGGCAATAACCCCAGGGTGCGCGTTTGATATTCGGGACGCGGACAATACGCCTATTTTTCTTTCTGGCTTTGGCAGTAGGTCGTTCACAGCAGAAAGAACGTCCCTAATGGTGAGTATGTATTCAGGCAGTGGTGGTGACGTTTTGACGTTTACTGAGTTCCGTTGCGAAACTATTGTTGACCGTCCTACCTATATCATCGGGGATTCGTTTACAGCGAATGGATCAGCGGATACCGAGCTTAGCGAAATAACAGGCATGACAGTAACGACAAAGGGGGCCTCGGGCGAAGCGCTGCATTCAATAGCCGCGCGCTTTAATGCTGATATTGTCGCTAATAATCCTGAGATAGTTATCATCCAAGGCGGTGTAAACAATCTTGCGGCGGCAGTATCAAGTCCATTGGCCTCCATGCAAGCGTCAATACAATCAATGGTTGCGGCCGCACGGACGGCTAAAATACTGCCCATATTGGTTAATGTTGCCCCCTGGTCACACAATCAATACTGGACGGCAGAGCGGCAGACCTGGACGGAAGAATACAATATGTGGTTGCAGTCGTATGCGGCTGGCATGGGACTGCAATACGTTGATATTTACACAGCGCTGGCAGAGTCCGAGGGATCATTAGATTTAGCGACAGCGTATGACTCTGGCGACGGACTGCACCCAAACGGGGCTGGCTACACGGTCATTGGTGGGCTATACGCTAATGCCGTTGACGCGTTAATAGGCGTTACAGCACCTAACAATCACATCTCGATAATGCTGACTGCCGGCGAGGACTATACAGCTGCAAGTGATCTGCTGACTGCCGGGGATACGATAACATTTAGCGGTGTTGGTGGGCATGTTGACATGTCGGCCTTAAATGAAACTGATGCCGAATCGATCACAGTTAGGCTTGTCGGCAACATAACGCAGTTTACCCCCAAGGCAGGCGTGACAGTGCTTGAGGGGGCTGGTGGCGTTACCCCACAGCTCGTTATCGGTGGGAGTGGAATGAGCCAGAGTGCCCTTGTCCTATAATCAAGATAATATTGTATTAAATTGATATTTAGAAAGAGTTTGAATGACGGAAACATACGCAACATTAAACGGGATTAATCTGGATCTGGAAACGATCTCTGATAGCTTTGACAAAGCCATAGTCAGGCATCATATCCCGTTTTCTGACCGGACATTGATTCAGGATATGGGGCTGAAGGCCCGGCGCATCCGGTTGCGTTGTTATTTCTGGTCTGACACGTATGACACCCACAAAGATGTGCTGAAGTTGCTCTGGGGGCAGCAGTCTTTTGAGCTGAACCATCCTAAATACGGGCTGCTCCAGGGCGCGGTGGATGATATCCATGTGCGTCATGACGACCGGGATCGGACGGCGGAGATCGACATTGATTTTATTGTCGGGATCTCTTCGATCGCTGTGTCCGGCGCAACGGATATTGCCGGGCAGGCGGATGAACTGGCCGCAGACGGGTACTTGGAGGCTCAAAACAGTTACCGGGACGCGATGGTGGCAGACGGTGTGCTGGATGCCGAGACTATTGACAAGGCCCTCGACCCGGATCAGGGGATTCTTGATCAGATAACCGCGGTATCTGCTGAGGCGCGCAGTTATCTAAAGAAACTTGACCGCATGGATAAAGATATCGGTAGTTTTTGTGACGATATTACATCTCCGGTTGACAGCCTGGTGGATACTGTCGAGCTTGCCACATCTATTCCAGGGCGGATTATCGGTAAAGTTGCCGCCACCGTGGAGAAACTTACCGTTCGGTTCATTACGCTGAAGAATGCGCCAGGGCGGTTTTTAGACAGTATTGTCAATCAGCTGGCTCGATTCACATATCCGTTTGATTCCACGTTGTTTGGTAAAGACTCCACGGACAGTGATACCATGTCGCTGTCAGATCGTGCTGCGGCAGATGCATATCTGGCCACGTCGGCAATTGGGTTGGCCCACGCAGCGGCCCAAATTTACGCAGATGATGAACAGGTTAGATCGGCACAGGCCCAGGCTGAGGATGTGCAGGTGTTTGATGCCCATGGGCGCATGACCCAGGCCCCGGATGTTGAATCTGCATTGAATGTAAATCAAATTGAGGAGAGCCTGGACCGGGTGCGCGTAGTCGCGGATTTGGCTGTTGAAGCGGCCCGGGGTGTCGACGCAGTAAAACTGCTTAGCGACGCTTTACTGGACCATGTAGTCCAGGTCAAGCTTGATGCCGAAAAGATTGTCACCATTGATGTGGATAATGCCATGCCCCTGCATCTTGTCTGTTTGAAATACGGTCTGCCATACAGATCCGCAGAACGTATTTTGAGGATCAACAGAATCAAACATCCTAACTTTGTGTCCGGAGAGGTGGATATTTATGAAAGCTGATCAGGATACTGTTTCCCTGGAAGTTTCGGGACGGCGGATTGAGAACTTCACCCGGTACCGGATTGAATCGGATCTGTTCAAGGCGGCGGATGATTTTTCCTTTGATTTTGAGCAGCCCGGGTTTGCAATTGATCCAGGGGCGCGATGCCGTGTTTTTGTCAATAATCAGCTTGAGCTCAACGGGATAATAGACCGTGTCCGGGACGGGTATGGTAATGACCGGACGCACTTAACGGTTGCCGGTCGCGACCTGATGGGCTTACTGGTGGACAGCCATGTTGGGATCGGGCAGACGGACGAAAATATTGATCTGAAGGCGCTGGCAAAGGATCTTCTCAAGGATGTGCCGTATATCAACCGCAAAGCGATCATTTACGGTAAGGGCCATAAGGCAAAGATCTCGGAGCAGGGATGGGAATTTGAGTCCACCAAGGTGCAGCGTGATCCGGACCATACGATTTTCGACCTGTTAAGCCGGCACGCCCAGGAGCGGGGTTTATTTTTTTGGTGCCAGGCGGACGGCACATTTGTGTTCGGTCAGCCGGTACGCACGGGTAAGCCTGTGTTCCGGCTGGTAAATCGGATGGATGGATATGGGAATAATATTTTATCCAGTGACAGGACCCGGGATATTGCCGGCCGGTTTTCGAAGATTACAGTGATCGGTCAGCAGCAGGGAGAGGATTTTTTTAGCAGTGATGAGGTCAATGTCCAGGCTATTGTTAAAGATCCTGATATCCCATTTTACAAGCCGTATTGTACATGCATGCACAGTGATATGGCCAGCCCGATGGAGTATGCCAGGACGGTTCTGAACCAGCAGAGATTTGATGGATTCAGCATGGAAGTTCAGGTGGCCGGGCACAGCCAGGGCGGGAAGAATTTCCAGGCGAACACCTTGTGTCATGTTGAGGATGAATATTATGGCTACGCCCAGGTATTTTTTGTTGCGGCCCGGACTTTCGAGCTCGGACGGATGGGGGTTGTTACAAGGTTACGGCTGTCTGATCCAGGAGTGGTGCCATCATGATTACTATGATCCGGTCCATATTAAGCAGTGTGTCTGAGGGTGTGGTCAAACGGTTTTCAGGAGCTGGACGGTCCGGAGAGACGTTTACGGACAGGGAGTGTTTCCAGCATTACGGATTTACCAGCCGTGCGCTGGCCGGTGCGGAGGGGATTTTGCTCAAGCAGGGTAACCAGATCATGCTTATTGCCAGTGATGACAGGCGGTACAGGATTAAAGTTGAGCACGGAGAGGTCGCTCTTTATTCGGACGAAGGGGATTACGTGCATCTTAAGCGGGGTAACCTCGTTGAGGTTAAAACGAGTACGCTTGAGGTTATTGCCGACACTAAAGTTATTCTGGATACGCCTTTGGTCGAGATAACAGGAGAGGTCGAGGCCGATTTGCATATCACGTCCGGTGGAAATATTACGGCAGATGGAGATATCCATGATATGGCCGGTGGTACCGGGTTAACAATGTCGGGTATGAGGTCTATTTATAACCGCCACGCTCATCCTGAGAATGATGGTGGAGGGCCAACAGACGAGCCTATCCCAGGGGATCAGATGTAATGCAGGACTTTGTGCTTAATATAGATGCCGGTACCGGTGAGGCAGATATGGCGCTTACGGCGGGAGATTCATTCATAAATAATATATATCTGTCATTAATGGTGGATAGAGGTACATTTTTCCAGGACCCTGAGTTTGGCAGCCGGCTTTATCTGCTTAAACGGGCTAAATCACTTGAGGGCAATGCACGGCTGGCAAAGGATTATTGTGAGGAGGCCCTGGCGTGGATGATTGAGGCGGGCCGGGCCAAGTCGTTCGAGATTGAGACGGAAATTGAGAAGCTTTCCGGCACCGACCGGTTGAACATCCGGATACTTGCCGTCAAGGCGAACGGGCAGGCAGTTGAATTTACCACATTTACGGAGATTGTGTGATGGACAGTGTGTGGCTCAAATCTTTTGACCAGATCCTTAACCAGATCCTGGTGGATTACCGGGGGCAGTTTCCCGATGCGGATACGAGCAAGGGGACTATCCTTTATATAAGGGCTGCGTGTACGGCGTCGGCGTTGTGGGGCATATACCGGTATCAGGCGTGGATATCGGATCAGATTTTTCCGGATACGGCAGATCCGGAAAATATGGAACACCACGCCTATATCAACGGGATTGACCGCAAGGTCGATGAGTCCGATGCGTCGCTGCTTTCCCGGGATCTGGACGACCGGCGGCGGCCGCCTGCGGGTGGTAATCAATATGATTATGAAAAATGGGCCAGGGCGGTGGACGGGGTGGCGGATGCCTGGAGTGTTCCGCTCGGCCAGGGGCTTGGATCTGTTGATGTTGTGATTACTGCGGATAATGAGACGGGGGTGCCGGATCAGGATCTGATCGATGTGGTGACCGATTATATTGATGAGCGGCGGCCGGCGGGGATGCGGTATTTAAGGGTGTTGGCCCCTGTTGACGTTTCGGTCGATATCACCCTGGCCTATGAGGGCGATGTGGAGGAGGCGGTGATTGAGGACGATGTGGCGGCATACTTGGCAGGATTTGGTCCGGGGGATGATTTGGTTATCTCCCAGCTGACCAAATACTTAATCGAGGGCAATGATTTGACAGATGTACCGACACCGCTTTCCGCTCCGGCCACAAATGTCAGTGTGACGGATTATCAACGGATTGTAGCGGGGACGATCAGTGCAACAAAACTCTAAAACACTGCGGTATTTGACTCCTGTTCGGCTTGGTGATGTTGCCGACATGGACATGGAAACCGAGGCCAAGGCGTTGGATCGTGCCCAGGATTCTGCGGACCGGGTTTTTGTTAATATTTTCCCTGACACTTGCTATGAGCTGTTGTCGGCCTGGGAGCGGGTTTATGGGCTGACGCCTGATGCGGATGCCAGCACGGGCGTGCGTGTGGCGGCGCTGCTTGCAAAGATCCGGGCTAAGGGGGGCTTATCCAGGCCGCACTTTATCGCGTTGGCAGAGATGTTAGGGTATGACGTTGAGATCGAGGAGCCCACAGAGTTCATGGCTGGGTGGTCCTGCGCAGGGGATAAGTTGAATGATGAAAAC